CGGATGTCTTGGACGACGATTTCTGTTTCTGTCATTCGTCCTTCTCCTTTGCGTGCCACCACGACGGCACGTCGAGGTAAGCCCATGCAACGTCGTCATAGCCGGCAACCTTGTGCGCGACGCGCTTGGCGACGGTGTTGCCCCTGACGGTTTTGGCTTCGTAGAAGAGGTCGTCGCCTAGGCCGAAGTAGGCGTGCGGTATGAAGACGGGTTTGCCGTTCTTCAGGGCCATGATGAGCAGTTCTTGGCAGGGGCGCGGGTGCGTCGCTTCATCATTTTCATCGTACCGTTGCCAGTCGATATTTCCGGTCATTCCTCGTCCTCCTCAACCTTTTCGACCATGTCGGGCGTTATCACTAACGCATGGAACGGGCCTTCGCTTTTGCGGAACCAAAGGGTCATCTGCTTCAAAAAATTTAGCTCGGCGAAGATGCGCTTCTTGTTAGATGCAAGCTCTCGGGAGAAGTCCCCGTTGCTTATCTCGTCGAGCTTCTTCTGCAGCTCGCGGTCTTTGAGTCTGTATTTCATGCTTTCACTCCTTGTTCTGCCATTCCGAAAGCGATGTTCTCGATCATTGAGCGCTTAACCGGGGGAATTATCACGGCCTTGGTCTCGGTCTTCTTCTCGGCTTTCTTCTCTGAGTTGTATGCACGGTACTCGTCAAGGGCGATTGCGGGGTCTGCGTACTTCTGGTCAGTCAAGCTCACGAGAGTGTTCCAATCGTCCGTGACGGACAAAATCCCCGCGTCGACGAGCTTTGACACTGTGACCTTGAACGACGCTGCGACTTTCGTCCTTATCCCGAGCGCGTCGAGCAGCGAAGACATACGCAGCGGGCCTTTTTCGCCGAGGAGTTCGAGGGCTTTGTCTGCCCTCACTCCGATGTATGGCTTACCGCTCATCGGATACTCACGCTCTCGCGTGCCTCCAGGTGGCATCCGGGGACTTCGACGCCGTCGAGCAGTGCCTGCTTGATGGCGATCTTGTTCGGACTTACGGTCGTCTTGACGGTCGTGTAGGCCTCGGGCAGGTCTGCGCCTTCGGAGACTTCGACGGCCTGCGTCGTGCGGATCGAGACGGTCACGCGTGCGGTCTTGACCTTGCCAGTCGCATGCAGCGCATCGAGAAGCATTGACTTGAGGTAGTCGGAGCGCTTCTGCATCGACTTGACGCGGGCGATCATGCGGTCGGCTTCGTCCTTGGCGGCCTTGGCCTCGGCATCGAGCTCCCGGAGGTAGAGCGCGGTCGCCTCGATCTTCTCGGCGGCCTGCGCCTCGACGGCGTGGAGCGCGTCGGCAGAGAGGATTTCTCCAGTTTCTTCATCGAGCTCGATGTGATCGAGGGCTTGACGGATGGCGTCACTGATTTGGTAGAGCTTCATTTTGCGTACCTGTAAACAACTCTCGCCGGTTAGGGCAGGGCCGATTGAGAAAATGGTTGGATGATGGCTATTGCTTAGCTAGCCGTCAGTGCGCGATAGCAGGACAACTGCTTCACGCTATAGCCGTTGCGCTCGAGCAGGGCCTCGATGGAGCCAATGTTCATGCTTGTCACGGCTTCGTAGAAGCGAGGCGCGAAAGGCGACTGGAGGAGACGCATCAGCTTGAGGACGGTCTCGAGGTCTTCGCGGAAGAGATATCGCCAGTAGTAGACGAAAGTCCGCAGGTTCTCGGCCTCACGCGCGGAGAGAACGATCGAGCCCGCGGGGATAGGATGCAGGCCACAGTGCGGGCAGCCGCCGTCGTCGGGGCGCGTGGTGTGTGGCACCTCGGGCACGTCGAGCTCAACCTCTCTGATGAAGTCGAGGCAGTCTTCAAGCTGAGTGCGCGGCAACTGGTCGTAGCGTGCGATCTGGTAGCGTGCTTTGATGGCGCGGTAGATCGTCCGATAGTTCGATGCGGTCTTATGTGCGCGGATTGCCACTTCGCGCTGAATGGCGCGCTGCTCTGCGGGCGTGATCGTGGTCGGTGCCTCGAGCTCGTTCTTCATGCGTTCGAACTCATCGTAGAACGCGCACTTGAATTCGAGTGCCTTCGCGCCGGTGAACCCCATGGCGAGGATGCAGAAGCCTTTCTGATCCATCCAGTAGCCAGTGACGGTGCGCTTCGCACCAGAGCCAATCTCGACCTCTTCAGACCATTCGCCAAAATTGGCGGATGCTTCTAGAGAAGGTTTTTGCTCGATGAGGGAGCGGATGTCGCGAACGACGTGATGATGCTGTTTGCCGAAGTATTCCGCGACGATACGGCTGGACGTGACTGGGCGACCTTCGATGACTTTGAAGGCGTTAGAGATAACGATTGACATTGCTGTCTCCTAACAGGTTGTAACCCCTGCATACCATCCGCCAAGATGGTGGGCAGGACTTGCGGGTTGGCGGACCGGCTGTTAGGTACCCGGCGCATCTCTCGATGCCCCGCAAGTCCGTCCCATAAATGGAGACTTGCGAAAGGGGGTCCAGAAGTTGGACTCCCTTGCGGATAGCCAATAAAAATGCCGCTCTATCAAACGACAGGCGGCTATCCGCCCAACAGTTCGGGCCGCCAAGCCCGTGTCGCACCGTTGCGGTGTCGACACGAGAAGCATACCCGAAACACAGGCGCGTTGTCAAAAAGCAGGGCGATGACCTTGACAAGTCTGGGTGCAGCGGTTACGATCTAGATGCGGGTAGCCAAGACTACGCCGTATACTCTGCGTGCTCGAATTAACGTTTAAGCGATCTTTCAAGATAGCCGACCGCAGGGGGAAAAGCCGCAGTTTGCGGCTTTTCTTTTATCTGCCACCTGTTCCTAATCTTCAGAATATGGACATATACGTTTATTCCGACGAGTCTGGCGTCTTTGATCGACAGCATAATGAATATTTTGTATTCGGCGGCCTTGTGGCGTTATCGTATTCTGAAGCGGACGAAGCCACCAGGCGTTACCAACACGCTGAGAAACTAATCAAGGCAAAGGAAGGGCTTGCTAATGACGATGAAGCGAAGGCGTGTTGTCTGTCAAACAGCGGTAAGTCCAAGTTGTTTAGGTCGTTGAATAATTTTCACAAGTTTGGAGTTGTCATTCATCAGAATCGGGTTAATCCCAACATCTTTAACAACAAGAAGACAAAGCAAAGATATCTTGATTATGCGTTCAAGATTGCGATCAAAAGAAAATTCGAGGCATTGATTCGTGAAGGAACGATCGAACCATGCAAGGTCAGCAAAATTCGCTTTTATGTGGATGAGCATGCGACCGCAACAGATGGCCGTTATGAGCTCAGAGAAGCGCTAGAGCAAGAGTTTAAGATTGGGACGTTCAACTTGAAGTGGAGTGTCTTCCACGAGCCAATTTTCCCCAATCTTCAAAGTGTAGAGTTGCATTTTTGCGATTCAAAGAGCCGAGCTCCAATTCGAGCTGCGGACATTATTGCGAATAGGATTTATTTTTGCGCAACTTCGAGAGATTTGAATTCTTTAAGAGGAAGAAAAGAATTCAAATTGATTGAACTCCCGTGATGGCCTAAAAGGCCCCCAGCTCCGTGCCGAGGGCTTGAGTTATTCGAAAAAATCGAATGACTGATCAATTTGACAGCGTTGTCAAGATGGTCAGAAGGGTACGTCAGAGTCGTATGCCGGCTCAGGATCGCGTCGCTGTGCGGCAGGCTTGGCCTGCGCCGGATTCTCATCGTTGTCCTTCTTTGAACGCAGGAGCTGGATCTGCTCAGCGATGATCTCCGTCACGTAGCGTTCTGCGCCGTCTTTCTCATACTTGCGCGTGCGCAGACGACCTTCGACATAGAGCGGGTCGCCCTTTGCCGTGTAGTCGCGTATGATCTCCGCTAGTCGACCGAATGCGCAGATGCGGTGCCACTCGGTCTCCTGCTGGACGTTGCCGTCCTTGTCGCGCCACTTGCGTGACGTGCCGAGGGAGAGATTCGCGATGACGTGATCGCCTACGCGGATCTGGGGATCGTTGCCGAGATTCCCGATGAGGATGATCTTATTCACTGATGCCATTGTTAGCTTCCTCCTGTGTAGCCTGTTCGGTCATTGCTTGTTCAAGTTCGTGACGACGAGCTCTGAATGCTTGCGCGATCTTTTCGCGGTCTTCGTAGCAGAGACCCTTGGAGGCAATCTCCTTACCCATTGCCATTAGCTCGTCGGGTGTTTCGGCGCTGATTGTGCGGGACATAAGGTCGGCGAATTCGTCTGGCGTGACGCCAGCGCTATCGAGCCACTTCTTGATCTCTGCGCCGACCTCCGGTGTGAGAATTAGCGGATCAGTGCGAGAGGAGAAAAGTCCGGTACGGTCTTTCGACGCGTTCGCAAAGTGCCCGTCGTGGACGAGATCAAACATGATCGTGAACTCATAATCGACTCCGTCGCGCTGCTCGACCTTCATGCCGAGCTTCTTGATGACCTTCTTACCGTTGACGTCCTCTTGCGCCATCTCTGTCTTACTCCGCATCGTCGCGATGATGTGGAGTTTACTGGTGAGCATTGCGTCGACAAACTGTCGATGGCGAGGTGTCATCTCGTTCCAGGCAGACCACGAGTTCCCGCGATAGCGTGCCTTCGCAATGCGTTCGACTTCCTCAAGACAGCCGCCCTTGCCGTTCCATTCATGCGTCATCGAGTCGATGATGAGAATGTCGTAGCCTGCGTCCTCGGCCGCCTTGATGGCTTCCGTGTATCGCTCTGGTGTGAAGGGCGCGTCCAGATCGAGAACGTCGAACTCAGGCATGCCGGGCATGTCAGCGTAGAGAGATGCTGAACCGCGCTCCGTGTCGATGACGGCGATCTTGCCGCCGATCCCCTTGGCGAGCAGAAGAGCGCCGTAGGTTTTGCCGGAGCCAGATGTTCCCGACAGAGCGAGGCGAAGTTTTGAGGCGCTGCGAACGGCCTTTTTGAAAGTGAATGTCATGATGCGTTGTCCTCAGAAAGGTATTTCGTCGTCGTTGATCGCGTAGAAGTCTTCGAGAGTCTTGTCGTAGATCGGCTCGGGACGCTTTGCACGTTCGCCGAACCACTGGGCGCGCTCGAAGTGGTCGCGGTTGTCGTACTCGGGATACGGGTCGAAGTCGTCCTTGTCCTCGTCCTCTGGCTCGGGCATCGGAAGCTCGAGCGGCTCAAGCGCTGTTGTGGTGATCGTCATGCTTACTCCTTTGGGCATTCAAAGCCGGCTTCGGGATGGAGAAGGCAGTCGACGCGATACAAAATCATTTCTGTCGCCTCGAAGAGCGCAACTTCGAGCTCGTCGTTGATGGCGTCGATGATCTTGGTGACCTCTCTTACCGAGCTTGCGTCCTTAAGGCTCGTGATCACTGCAATGAGATCGGTAGAGGAATTGGGATTTGCGAGATACGCCACAAGCACTTCTTCTTGCCAGTTTGTGACGTAGCTCTGGCAGAGCTCGTCGATGTCGGCGTTCGGCGTCTGCTCCGCCTGGTGCGCGATGCCGCGCGCGATGTCAGTCAAAGTCTTCATTCGTTACTCCATGCTCCAGTGATGAGCGCGCCAGCGATGATGGCCAGCGCTCCGATGAAAGTGATGAGCGTCCAGACGCGTCCAGGGCGCTCGCATGAAAAAGGCTCGACGTTCTGCCGAGCCTGCTTTGCTGCGCGCCGCTGCTCGAGCGGTCGCTTTCGAGTAATTCGTTTCATGTCGAAGTCCCTTGGAATGTGTTCAATGATGTGGACCGGGTCGGAGAAGCTCATGCGGCCTCCTCCTCTTCACGCTCCTGCCAGAGCACGCGAAGCTCTTCGAGGCAGTCCTCCATGATGTCCTTGTCGAGCCCCGCGTCGTTGGCTGCTTCGGTGAACTCTTCGATTGTGACGAGCTCGCCTCCAGCTGTAAGCGTGTCGAGATCGAGCTCGTACCCGTCGACGAGAATCGGCTGCTCGTCGGGATACTCGTCGTACACCGACGGGACGCCGCCCATACCGAAGTAAAAACCGTTGCTCATGCGAAGTACCTCAATGCGATGACCGTGAGACCGATTGCGACGATGCCGCCGATCGTAAAAAGGCGATGGCCGAACGCGATGGTGTCTTCGGACGTAGGCTCGTACTGGACGAGCTCGTCGGCGCTGCGGCCGGTGAAGAAATCGAGAAGAGACATAGCTTTCTCTCCGGTTGGGAAAATGAAAAAAGGCATTCAGATGCCGCCCTAGGAGATGCCACGCCGAAGTGGCCGGCGGCACGTGAATGCCTTCTGTTGAAAGTGGGGTGAGGGAGCCGGGGTGAACGCAAAAGCCTCTCGCCTGCAGATGCCCCGGCTTTGGAATCTGGCCTAGTGAGCCGCCAGACCGGCGCATATCTGCGTCACGCCGTTGCCCTCGAAGTCGTTACGGAAGTTCGTCCAGGACGCACTGGACGTTGCAGGCGACCTGCTCGTACTTCTCAGCGAGAGGACAGTGGATCACCGTCGGCTCGGTCTTCATGTAGAAGTAGAGAGCCGCCGCGTTCGCGATGCTCATGAGTGCAAACGCATGCACGTCGTTCTCGCCGCAGGTCTCGCGACCAATCGAACGTAGGTAATGCGCAAGCCTGACGTCGAAGTCACTTTTTGTCATCGTTGTTCTCCTAGTAGCCGTCCCGCGAGACGGCAATAAAAAAGCCCCCGGCGTGTGCCGAGGGCTTGATGAAGTGTCGTAGGTTAGAGAAGCAGTTTCTGTATGGCGGCGGCGGAGATCAGTTTGATCGTCCCCAGCGTCAGAGGCACCGTTTTCTCTTTGGCGAAAGCTTTGAGTTTGTCGACGAACCCCTTGGTTCGAACGGTCTCCAGTAGCGAATACCCGTCGAGCGTGAGCGAAGGATTCGCTGCAATCCCGATTTGAAAGTGTCCGTCAGCGCTTTCAGTCACGTACAGGCCTTCGATGTAGCCGCTGTCGACCAAGAGCTTTATGTGCGAGAACACGACGCGAATGCTGGCGTCCTGATCGCGATTGCGGCGTTCGGAAAGAAGCTGCCCTTCCTTCCATTCGTCGAGGTTGTTTGCGTCGTTCACGAACTCCTCAATCGTCTCAGCCTCAACGTGCGCGAGGATTGTCCGCATCAAGTTCCAATCAAGTTTCATGGAAATTCGGCGCGGAAACCTCTGTCTTCAGACAGGGGAGGAAGCGCCGTCCTCCTTTCTAAGTTCGGTTAAATCTTTGCGGATACCCGCAGGCTCCGCTTACGCGGCCCGAAGGCCGGTTGACATCCTTCGCCAATGTTGGACGGGGTTTGGTGCCTGCAACACCGCTCCTACCTCTTAGAGCTTTTAATCACAGGCCGCAGAGCGTGGAACTAGGATGTACATCCCACGGTGCCTGTACATTCCCAACCAACGTAGCGCCTCTCGAAAGAGGGGCGCTGAGGCTAGTCAATAAAGACTCTTTCAAGCCTCTGTCTTCAGACAGGGGTTATTGACGGAAATCTCCAAAGTGTCGGGACAGTATATCCGCTCATTTTATTTGTCGTTCCGTCACTTCTCGTGATCTTGACCGCGTTGAGGCAACTCTGATTCAGCGGTACCGTCCTCGTTGCAACGAAGTGGTTCCCCGCTAACGGGACAAATAACCGCGTCGAACGCCGTCCACGCTGCGGCGATTGCGTAAATCAAACGCACGTCGTCGTGCGTGGTTGGCGTTACCACCAGGCGCTTGTCGATTATTTCTACATCCATTGTTATCTCCTTTAGAAAGCCCACCTAAGCCCTCTCGGTGGAAAGGGCTTAGATCGGCTTTCGATCAGGGCGCGGCTGCGCATCGTCTGCGCTCAGGCCGCTCGGGACGTGCGTCCTCTGCTTCGTTTCAGCTGATCCTGATCTAGCTCGTGGGGCGTGTGGCGATCGTCCGTCGCCATCGAGCATCCGTCGCTTTCAGGTGGTCCCCATCCCAACCGCACTGGAAGATGCCCTCCAGCCGTCCTGCGTACTTTTCATACGCGACCTTTGCGACTACCGTTCTGAGCTGTACTGCGCGTCGCTAGACCCTTCTAGCCAAAGCTACAGCCGCTTCTCAGGCGGTCCCCGACGCGCTACGTGAGCGCACCGAGAGTGTTGCGGACAGCAATGCTTTCCGTAACGTTAAAGTAAGTTTACCATAGAACGGTAAGAGTGGAAAGGGCGTGGTAAATAAATCTGTAGGGATTTGGAAAGTCGGGTTTAACCTATGTCAAAAACTGGCGAAATAGGGATGCAAAAAAAGCCGGGCGTAGGCCCGGCTCTTGTGGTGGATGGGGTGGGGTTAGAGGCGCTTTAAACAGAGGCCGACGTAGGCGCGGCCGACGATGGCAATGTCCTCTTCGGTGGTGTCGATAGGCTTGTAGAACTCGTTGTCTGAAAGGAGGCGGAGGCCTCTGGGGATGATCTGTACGCGCTTGACGAATAGACCGTCTCCGATGCGGATGACGTACATGCCATCGCGCCGAACCGTCTTCTCCGACACGTCGACGATTACAGAGTCGCCTTCGCACAATGTCGGCTCCATCGAGTCACCGAAGGCGGTCATGATCTGCAGTGACCGCAGGTTCGCGGTCGGGCAATAGCGCCGGATCAGCTCGATCGACACTCTGACGAACCGGATCAGGATGAGCTCTCGGTCATTCAGGAAGCCCTGACCGCAGGAGACCTCGGCGTTGATGAGCGGGATCGATACTACATCGTCCGTGATGATCGTCTGCCCCTGGGGAGCGTTGCCGTCGCCATATTTGATATAGGCGGGCGTGACCTCGAAAAATTCGCACAGCTTCTCGAGACCGCTTTCGTTCGGCTCCGATGCGCCGTTCAACCAGTTCGAGATCGTGACGTGAGTCGTCCCGAGCCGACGGGCAAGCTCTCTGTTCGAAAGGCCGGACGCCTTCACGAGAGCGCCAATTCTTTCGCTAACTGCTGACATAGCTCCTCCGTAGTGAAAGATCATTGTAAAAGGAGATTTAACGGAAGTCTGGTAAGTGCGGTTATCCATCTTGTGGTAATATAAGGTAAAGTAAATTTACCTTTCCACATGGAGGATCTATGCGCGACACAACGGTGTCCATCGCGCTCGAGCGTTACGCGCTCCGCAACGGGTTGAAGCGCGGTGCTCAGAAAGACATCGCCGAGCGCCTTGGCGTTACCCGCCAGACGGTGCGCAACTGGTGCGTTTCTAATAGCGTAAGCCTCGATTACGTCGAGGAGTTCGCTCGCATCACAGGCGCGAAGGCGTCTGACCTGAACAAGCTTACGCGTCGCGTTTGCGAGGGATAGCTATGTCTTATGCGGCTGAGCGATGGGCGAGAAGTCAGACAGTCGGTAACTCGACTGCTAAGGCCGTTTTGCGTGAACTAGCTTTCTACCACAACGGCCAAACCGGGTTGTGTTGTCCGTCAGTAAGCAAGATCGCCCGAGTGCTCGAGGTCAAAAAGGCCGACACGATAACGGCTGCTATCAAGCGACTCGAAGAGGGTGGGTTCATCAGCCGTGAGTTTATCCGCGATCCTGAGACGGGGCAGATCCTGCGCACTGAGTATGCGCTTATCGGCTTTGTAGCTTCTGAATGGGTGAGCTCCAAAAATCAGGATACCTCCCCCGAAGATCAGGATACCTCCCCCGAAGATCAGGATACCTCCCCCGAAAATCGGGGTACCTCCCCCGAAAATCGGGGTACCGTCCCCCAAAAAAGGGGGAGAGGGTCCCCCAAAAAAAGGGGGGAGGGGTCCCCCGAAAATCAGGATGTAACAGGGAATAAGAACAGGGAAATAGAACAGGGAAGTAGAACAGGGAATAGCTTGCCCGCGCAAGCGCCGTGGGAAACCGACCATCTTACCAACGACGGTAAAAAGGTCGAAAAGCCGAAGGCGACAAGAGCCAAGCCAAAGACAAGCTGCCCATTCTCGCCTGACGACTCTATCCCGCCTGAATACCTTGAGTACGCACAAGCCAAGCACCCAAGCATCAACGCTCAGACGGAGTTCACCAAGTTCGTCAACTTCCACCTTTCCAAAGACAACCGGTACAGCAACTGGCTGGCCGCATGGAGGACGTGGGCGACGAAAGCAGAGGAGTTCGCTAAGAGCAGACCACAGAGCCAGTCGTACACACCCGCACGCCGTAGCACTGACCCGCAGGCGGGATGGGTATCGACTCAGACGCCGACAAACCCGCCGCCTCTCTACACGCCTGAGGAACGAGAGGCGCTGAAGAAAAAGTATCAGGCGATGACCGCTATTTTTGCCAAGACGGATAAGAACGTATGACCAAGTCAATCTCCGAAATCCTCGCCAGACTCACCGCCATCGCGGCGGAACGCAAGGGCACGGCCCCCCAGGTTCCTCCGAAGAAGGATCCTGCCCTTGTGCGCGAGATCGAGGCCCTGCGCGCAGAGTTCACCGAGAAGGGCGTGCCCTTCACCGAAGGAGCGCTTGAGGGCATGGCGGAAAACCGCCTGCTTCACCGAAAGGCAGAAGAGCAGAACGCAGCTTTGTTCGCCCAGACCGCCGCAATCCCGCGCCGCTTCGCCAAGGCAACCCTGTCTGGCTTCATGCCGTTTGACGACGTTCAGGCCGCCGCCTTCGAGAAGGTCTGCGCATGGTCGCAGGGCGTTAGTGCCGGCGAGACCCCGTGGCTGATCCTCTCGGGTTCGTGGGGTACTGGGAAGTCGCACTTGGCCTGTGCGGCTCTCAACAGCCTGCGCGAATGCAAGGGCCTTACCGTCCGCTTCGTCGCTTGCCTCGACCTCGTGCGCGCCGTTCAGGACACCTACTCGAACGAATCCGGAACGACCGAAGCCAAGATCACCGCCGACCTGTCCCGCATCGACATCTTGTGTCTCGACGACGTTGCCGCCGACCCGACAACGTTCGAGTCGAAGCTCCTGACGCGAATCCTCGACGCCCGCTATCGCAACGACCGTCCGACCCTGATCGTCACGAACCTGTCGATACGTGAGAGGGACGGGAAGCCGTCCGAATTCGATGCCTTCGTCGGCAATCTGGTCGCCTCTCGCGTCCACGAGTGCGCGACCTACGTGGACTGCACGACCACCGATTTCCGCCGCGTCTCCGCCAACCGAACCAACGACCCGACCAAACTTTTCTGAGGAGCAAGCCCATGAAATACCTCCCGCCCGAATCTCCGCTGCGTCGCCTGATCGAAATCAACGCACTGGACGCAGAAACCTGCGAGCAGATCATCCGCGAGGTCGAGCAGTACGTCGTCGACCGTTACGAGACAATCGAACCCCGTCTGCGCCTTTCCGTGACCGTGACCATTCCCGCCGAACACTCAATCAGTGGGGCCGCGTTCTCCTTCGCCGTCCACTACGACGACCTCGCCGACGAGGAGGACGCGAAATGAAAGGGCTTCGCCTCAAAACCTGCGCCTCTGTCTACGACTTCCTCAAGCACAACGTCCGCGAGGAGGTCTGGGCGTACACCGTCTTCCGTGCGCTTGACATCGCCAACTACCGCTCGAGCTACTGCTCGGACGCCAAGGGGCGCTTCCGCTTCACGCTCACCGTGCCCGAGACCGACTCGGCCAGTGCCCACGCCTTCGACGTGGAATTCACGAACGAGGACTTCGAGGAGTGTCACGAATGACCACGCAACAGTTCGACGAGCTCATTTTGGCCATGCTCGTCATTTTCATCCTCGGCTTCTTCATCGGGAACCGGGAACTGAAAAAGCGATGCGGCAAGTGCCGCCTCTTGCCGGAGAAGGAGGAAAGCAATGAGTGAACCCGACACCAAAGCCCGCGTCGTCTCCAAGTCGCATCACACGATGTCGCTCACGACCACGCTGCACACGTTCCTCGGACGCAAGGTGATCCGCATCACCACGATGCCTCTCTTCGGCTCGACCGCCTACCTCACGACCTACGCCGAGGGCCGTCTGGGCGACGACCCGACCGACCTCACGCAGGCAACGTTCGAGTACTGCCGCGCCTACAAGTTCGCGGAGCGCTCCCTTGCCTTCACCCACCATGAGTCACTCGTCGAGCAGGCCGTGCAGAGAGGTGCGCCCCATGTCCGATGAAACCACGGGAGCGGAGATCGTGCGCGAGATCAAGGAACGCCGAGGCAAGACGACCTGGCTCCTCAGTCTCGACCGCCGTCGCGAATTCTGCGTGCATTCCCGCCCCGACTTCTCGGGTCGACGCGGCCAGTACGTCACCAAAGTCACCTACCGCCTGCTCCCGAAGCCCTGTCCCGACGATGACCGCGAGGGCCTGCGTTGGTACACCGCCGAGCTCGAGCGCGAGCGCACCATAGCAGTCCGCTACAGCAGGGATGCAGCTCACGGCATGGCCGTCCATGACGCCGCCGTAGGTTCCATCCAACGAGGAGCATTCAACCCATGAGCACAGCTTTCATCGTCAGCACCACGGACGCCGCCGACGAACTCAAGACCGCCATCGTGGTCGAGGGAGGGGACTTCTGGGAGGTTCACAGCACCGACTTCGAGGGCGAAGTCACCACGTCGATCAAGCCCGGGCGGTGGTTCGCCCCCGTCTCCTGCGTGCGCTTCGGTCGACCCGTCGCGTCATGGAAGCTCCCAACCTTTGCCGACGCGCGCCTTCTCCACCGTGACGCCGTGGCGCACATCCTGCAAAACGGCGGCTACAACCCCCAGTAACCCACAACTACGAACCATGAAAGACCTGTTCTCCGCACTCCTCGCTCCGTTCTTCGTCATCGTGAACGTCGTGGCGCTGTTCTTCCTCCTCGCTGCCTGCCCAGTGGTGATCGCCGTCGCCGCCATCGCTGCCATCGTCGCACTGCCCTTCGTCCTCCTCCTCAACTTCTTCGAGGCGGACCGATGAGGTGGAAACGACCGAAAGAGGAAGAGCCGACCGGCCCGAAGGAACCGCGTCCGCTTTTCGGCGACCGATTCATCAACACCATCCGATGCATCGACTGCGCCTACCTCGCGGGATCCGACCGCACTCCCCGGTGGCTCTTTGCAGAGGAAAAGGGCTACTGCGACGCGGTCGGGCACAAGGGAGGGCGGTGGAACGTCCTTCAGGCCATTACCGAACTACGCCCCCCGTGCGCGTTCTACGAACGAGCGCCACAGGAGCGAATAGACCTCCGCATCAAGGCGGTGGGGATTCTCAAAGCAAGAAAAGACCAACAGGAGCAAAACCGATGATTCCGACGACCAGGATTGCCGACGCTTGGCATACCGTCATCAACCCGAAGAAGTCCCGCCCGAACCTCCCCGAGGTCGGTCGCCGCTGCCGACTCCACTTCCGCGAGTGCGAGGCCCTCACCGACACGGGCCGCATGAAGATCCGCCACGGCATCGACTTCTACGGCTACCTCGCCAACGAGTCCTTTTGCTACATCCCGCTCTACAAGGTCGCCATCCCGTCCTCGAACCTCGAGGCGTGGACATACGACGAAACCAACCCGCGCAACGGGAAGAAGTTCCCGCTGTTCTTCAACGGCTTCGGGCGTGACAGCTACGAGGCCTTCCGCATCTTCAGCAAGCGAGGCATCAGGGGATGAGAGCGAACACATTGCTCGCACTGGGTCGACTCAAGCCCGGGCAGATGAACAAGACCGAGACCGCGTACCGCGACCACCTCCGCGCACTCAAGGCCGCAGGCGAAGTCCTTGACTTCCGCTTCGAAGCGATTACCCTCAAGCTCGCGCAAGACCTCCGATACACGCCCGACTTCTTCGTGCTCAAGCCAGACGGCTCGATCGAATTCCATGAGGTCAAGGGAAGCCGCGCCATCTTCCGAGACGACGCCAAGGCGAAGTGCAAGATGTGCGCACAGCTCAACCAGTGGGCGACCCTGATCGTGGTCTACCCGCGCCGCAAGAAAGACGGTGGCGGGTGGGAGTATGAAACCTTTGAGCCGAGCAACCTATGGTAATCATCGAAAAAGAATTCTTCCGTCTGCTGCGCCTCTGGGCGAGTCTGCGCCGCAAGGGCCGCATCCCTACGGTCAAGTCCCCGACGTTCGTCATCATGCAGATGATGCGCCTCGCGCAGGGATCCCCGGACGCGGAAGAGGAGGCTAACCCCTTCGCCGAGAAGCGCCAACCGCGCATCACCCCGAGCGCCGAGGAACTTCGCGCCAATGAACAGGTCGCCGACGACCTCGATGCCGCCTTCGCGTCCTCCGAGCTCCCGATGATCGCCAAGGCCGTCATCCGCGCACGCTACTTCGAGCATCTCGAACCCGAGGACATCGAACAGCGCCTGCACCTCGGGCGCAATACCTTCCGCTTCCACCACTACGCCGCAGTTTGCGAACTAAAACGAATCTTCGATTGCATCCGCGAGAAAAGAGTCGTATAATGTGTAATGAAATATTTTTGGCCTCAGTCGGAGGCGAGTCGTGTGCGGCTTTAATCCCTGTCGGGAGACAGAGTCGTATCTAGCGAAAATAAAGCTCGGATCGAAAGGTTCGAGCTTTTTTTATACCCCTTTTGCGGGTGGAACGGTCTCGACATGACGTGATCGTTTCGCATGTTTCCGATCGCGTGACCCCTTTACCCACCACATTCTTTGCTTTCGACAGGGATTGCCGCCTCAATCACGTTGAACGCATGAAAAAGATTCTCTTGGCGGCTGTTGTGGCTGCATTCTTCATCTCTACCGCCGCAGATGCTCGTGGTGGTCGCGGTTTCGGCGGACGCTCTTTCTCGCGCCCGTCTGCTGTCAGATCAGTCCCGAATCGCACGACTGTCGTGAAGAAAAACACTACCGTCGTGAACCAGACCGTTCATCAAAACACCACCTCTTCGGGTGGCGGCTTCTGGTCGACTGTCATGGGTGCCGCCGCAGGCTCGATGGCTGGCAATGCCATCTACGACGTGATGACGAAGGACGACGAACCGAAACAGCCGGCACAGGCTCCTCAGCAACCGCAGGTCATTTACGTTCCCGTCGGTTCTGACGGCAAGCCCGTTCAGCAGAACCAGTAACACAAGCAACTCGTCAATTGGTGGAAACGCCAATGCGAGAAACGGGCGCGAGGTGCGATCCTTGAAGGACTCAAAAACATTCGTTATGAGTCTTTCATAGGATTAAACCAAAATGAGAAAAACCGTTACGGCTTTTGTGGCCAGTTTGTTTTGCGCCTCGGCATTCGCGGGATTGACGCAAACCGAAAAGGACGTTTTTAACACCATTGTGCGAGACGACATCAATGGCGCGTACAACGTGGACCAGGCGGCAACGTTTGCAATAGCCGCCGGAGGTACAAACCCAATCTACCAAGACGTCGACGTAATTGAGCGCGAGTTTCAGAGTAACGAACTGCGTGCAAACAAAAAGTACAAGGGCAAACAGGTTTTGATTGAGGGGCGAATTGATGAGGTTCGCGTTAACAGCTTCAATACCGCAATGGTTGTTTTCTCAAGTCCGCAAAGGGTTGTGACGCCTACCGCGACATTCGCAAAACAGGAAGAGCAATCCGATTACATTGCCGATTTCGACAGGGGGCAGAGAATTGCGCTTCTGTGCAATGTAGACGGTCTTTCGGTCGGAAACGTTCGATTTAGCGAGTGCCAGACCGTCCCTTACATGGTGAAAAAATTCCAAGACGGCGCAACAGCGTGTCTGGAAGAGCTTGAAAACGGTCGCGCACCAAAAGAGGAATGGTTAAGCAAACTGATAGCTGTTTCTGTCGGGGTCGCTGGTGCGCTGACGCCCGAGGAGGCCGCCGCCGTCGCCAAGCCTGATGCAACGAGTGATTGTTTAAAGCGAGTTATGCCAAATCTCAAGGATTTGACAACAAGCCCCAAAACGCAAGAACGACTGAAAGCCTTGGGCTTGACGTTTCCCAAGTAAACGCCAAAAACAAAGAACACACGAACTCTCGTAGGAAACTACGGGAGTTTTTTTTCGTCCAGCAAACGACTTGAGGAGGTCGAGATGGGCAACGAAATTACGCCGTCCACGCGGCTCAAGGTGGAATACCGAAAGGTCGCAGACCTCATACCCTACGCCCGAAACGCTCGAACGCATAGCGATGAGCAAGTTTCTCGCATTGCGGGATCGATCCAAGAATTTGGCTGGACTAACCCAATTCTTGTTGACGGCACAAACGGCATTCTCGCGGGACATGGCCGCCTAGCGGCAGCACGAAAGCTCGGCATGAGCGAAGTCCCCGTGATCGAATTGGCGGGACTGAGCAAAACACAGAAACGCGCCTACATTCTCGCTGACAACAAGCTCGCATTGGACGCGGGCTGGGACGACGAACTGCTAAAGGTCGAACTCGAAGAGCTGAAACTGGAAGGCGTGGAACTTGACGACATAGGCTTTTCTTCGGAAGAGCTTGACGACTTATTGACCGTTGACGATTCTGACGATTCCGACGAGCCTGATATTCCTGAGCCTAAGCCAGACCCTGTATCGAAACGCGGCGACGTTTGGACGCTTGGTGTTCACCGAGTAATGTGCGGTGATTCATGCTCTGCCACAGATATTTCTAAGCTTGTGGGGGGGTAGGGTAAACCTCTACCTGACGGACCCTCCCTACAACGTAGCCTACGAAGGCAAGACGAAAGACGCTCTTACGATTGAAAACGATTCGATGGAGGATGGGGCCTTCAGGCAGTTCCTCGTTGATGCGTTTTCAATGGCGGACACCGTCCTTGAGCCGGGCGGCGTTTTCTACATCTGGCACGCCGACTCGGAGGGGTACAACTTCCGTGGGGCTTGCCGAGACGTTGGCTGGAAGGTGCGCGAGTGCCTGATTTGGAACAAGAACGCCTTTGTTCTTGGTCGCCAGGACTACCAGTGGAAGCATGAGCCGTGCCTTTACGGATGGAAAGACGGCGCGAGTCATGAGTGGTACTCAGACAGAAGCCAGACGACGGTTATCGACTGTGATCGCCCGATGAGAAACGGCGAGCATCCGACGATGAAGCCTGTCGAGCTGTTCCGGTATCTCATGGAAAACTCGTCCAAGAAAGGAGACGTGGTTTTCGATAGCTTCGGCGGCTCTGGTACAACGTTAGTTGCGGCAGAGCAGACGGGGCGCGTTGCCTACCTGATGGAACTCGACCCCGTTTACGTCGACGTGATCATTAAGCGGTGGCAGGAAATGACGGGGCTTGAAGCTGTCCGAGACGATGGCAAAACCTACAACTCGCTGATTTGAAAACTCTCGGAGGGGTGACCCAGTAACCGAGAGTTTTTCAACCCTGTTTGAAGGATTGTCTTAACTCGGCGAACATCGGAACTGCCCCGTACCTTCCGAGAGTATTCATATGGAAACGAAACCACGAATTCAGATCGATCTGCGTAAGGTTGAAGAATACGCGCAGGTCTGCAACAACGAAGAGGAGATTGCCAACGCACTCGGAATCTCCTACACGACGCTGAAGGCTCGAAAGAGAGAAAGCGACCAATTCGCCAGTGCCATAAAAAGGGGCAAGGCGAAGGCAAACGTTTTTGTCGGCGGCAAGCTCATGGAAAAGATCAAGAGCGGGGATACCGCCTCGATCATCTTCTACATGAAGTCCCGCTGCGGATGGAAGGAAACCTCCCGATCCGAGATTACCGGGGCGGACGGCGGCGCAGTCAAGGTTGATGCAGCTCCCGACCTTTCCGGGGTTTCTACCGAAAACCTGCGCAAGATTAGGGAGCTTATGAATGAACAGACTCCCAACTCTGATTGAGCTTGACCGAGAACTTGCACGGCGTTCACTGGGCGAGTTTTGCAAGATGGCGTGGAACGTTCTCGAACCCGCCACACCGATCAAGTGGGGATGGGCGCTCGACGCGATGTGCGAGCACCTAGAAGCTGTCCACAGCGGACAGATCAAGCGCCTGCTGATGAACGTCCCGCCGGGCATGATGAAATCGCTCTTGACGGGCGTTTTCTTTCCGGCTTGGGAATGGGGCGCAGGCGGACAGCCTTCAATGCGCTATCTGACGACGGCGCATAAGGAAGACCTCGCTATCCGAGACAACCTCAAGTGCCGACGCCTGATCTCCTCTGACTGGTATCAGGAGCGATGGGGCGTTGAGCTGTGTGGCGACCAGAACGCAAAGAAGAAGTTCGAGAACACGGCTACTGGCTTTCGTGAGTCAATGGCTTTCCGAAGCCTTACTGGCTCTCGAGGCGATCGCATCATCATCGACGACCCGCTGTCTGTCGACGATGCGTTTTCACAGGCCGCGTTGCTCTCCGCTGAGACGACCTTCCTAGAAGCCGTCCCGTCCCGTGTGAACAACTCAGACAGCGCGATCATCGTGATCATGCAGCGCTTGCATGAACGCGACACCTCGGGCGTCATCCTAGCCCGCGAACTCGGGTACGAACACCTGATGTTGCCGATGCGCTTTGAGGAAAGCCGCAGGTGCAAGACTTGCATCGGCTTCACCGACCCTCGCCAGAAAGAAGGTGAGCTGCTCTTTCCCGAGCGCTTTACCGCCACTCAGGTGGATGAAATGGAGAAGGTCATGGGTGGCTATGCTGTCGCAGGTCAGTTCCAACAACGCCCGGTGCCTCGAGGCGGCGGGCTTTTCAAGAGTGACTGGGTGCAGTATTGGGACACTTTGCCCGAGCGCTTCGATGCGAGTGTGATCTCGTGGGACATGACTTTCAAAGACTCGAAAGTGTCCGACTTCGTTGTCGGGCAGGTTTGGGGCAGAAAGGGCAGCTCTTTCTATCTCATCGACCAATTCCGCGGTCAGTGGGACTTCGTTAAGACGCTCGAGCAGTTCGTCGCGGCGGCAAACAAGTACCCGCGCGTGACTCGCAAGCTCGTGGAAGACAAAGCGAACGGGTCGGCGATCATCGCGACGCTCAAGAAAAAAGTGTCGGGCATCATCCCGATCACGCCAAAAGAAAGCAAGGAGGCGCGCGCGTCGGCCGTAACGCCATTATGGGAGGCTAGGAACGTGTACTTGCCTCCACCTGAGCGGTTCCCGTGGGTCGAGCGCGATCTGGTGCCTGAGCTCCTCGCATTTCCGTCAGGTGCTCACGATGACACCATCGACGCGATGAGCCAGGCATTGACGGATCTAAATAAGCACAGCGGCTTGCATATCGATCCGACGAATCTAGCTTACTTACTTGGACGGTAGGCACAACTCATGCAACCTGAACTGACGTTACGCGCTTGGGGCGCTTTGATCATCTTGTATGCCATAGGCGCGTCGGTGGCCATATTCGCAATTGCAAAGGCAGTTGAGGCCGTTGTCGACTTGGTCGGGCATGTGCGGTGGCAGGCCGCAAGGCGCCGCGTTTTCCGCCGATTCCTGAGCGAATGGCGCAAAGTGGAGATTAAGCATTGTGAGCAAGAAGAAAAGAAAGACGGCGAAAGCCCAAGCGCCTAACGGCAATCTCCTCGCGCAGGCAAAGCGCATCGCCGCGCTTGAGGAGATCGACCGCACGCTACGCACGCCGCCGCAAGCCACTCAGCTCTTCGAGACGGTCGAGAAGGTGAGGGAGCGTTTCGCCCCTCCGGTGACTCTCGGGGTGTCTGAAAAAGAGCGCCTAGCGCAAGATGAGGCACTTTCTGACGCGGGCTTTTATGGCGCCATTCATCGCAGCCTTCAACAGCACGGCTACGAGCTCGGGCAGTACCCAGTGACTTCTTTCGTCGGTTACGGCGCGCTTCAGCAGATCGCGCAGAACGGCATGATCCGTGCCTGCGTGCAGACCGTTGCGGATGATATTACCCGCGAGTGGATTACGATCACGGGCGATGACGCGGAGGCTGTTGAGGAGATTCAGACACTTCAAGAGAAGAAGTACCACCTACGCACGCTCTTTCATGAGGCCGCAACACTAACCGGATACATGGGCGGGGCTTTTATCTACGTCGACACCGGCACGGAAAATCCCGAGTTGCCCCTGCGCTACTCAAACGAAAGCGCAGAGCTACAGCCGGGTACGAAGCTCCGGTTTGTCGTGGTCGATCCTGTGAACGTATCGCCGGGCGACTACAACGCCATCGACCCGCTCAAGCCCGACTACCTCAAGCCCCGCTACTTCTGGGTGTTGGGAACGAAGGTGCATGAGTCGCGCTTGCTTAGGCTTTTTGACAATCCGCCGCCGACGCTTCTGCGACCGGCATACAACTTCCTTGGCATTCCGCAGGCTCAGATCCTCTGGGACTACGTGATGCACTGGAATCAGTGCCGGGTCTATACGGCCGACTTGGTGCGCAAGGTCTCGCTTCTCGTTTTCCAGACGAGCACGGATGACATCTTCAACTCGCCTAACGGGGTGCGGTTGTTCGACATCCGTATGAAGGCGCTTCAGCGCTATCGCGATAACAACGCCGTGTTCGTCTGCGACAAGGAAGGCGAAAGTGTGATGAACGTGCAGACGTCAATCGCGGGCTGTACGGACGTCGTGCGCCAGTCGCTCGAGATGATTGCGTCGATCAACCGCACGCCTGCCGTGAAGCTCTTGGGCATCAGTCCTAGCGGCTTCAACGCAACGGGCGAAAGCGATATTCGTAACTACTACGATTACATTCGTTCCAAGCAAGAGCTGCGTCGCGAAGCAATTAACACTTGCTTAGAGGCAATTGAACTAGTCGAAATGGGGAGCATCAATTCGAATATCTCCTTCGACTTCAACGAATTGAGCAAGGAAGATGAAGCCAGCGCGGCCATGACCGCTCAGACGCGCGCAGGCGCTCTTGCAACGCTTGCACAAGTTCAGGCAATCAGCGCAGAGGAAATGCGCGAAGCGGTCAAGAAAGAGCCGGCGATGCACTTGGGCTTTTTGAGTGACGAGGTGCCCGAAGGGGAGCCTGAGGATATCGAGGGCTTGCTTGGCGCGCTTCAGCAGGCAACGACCGCAGTGGCAGAGCCTGCTCCAGCATCGAACCCGCCCGACGAATCGCGGCAACTGCTTCAGTCCCTAGGTGGCTTGAATGGCTAAACGCATCAAGACGATCCCCGCGATCGAGCCGAATGCCGGGCTCAAGGCGGCCTTGCAAAAGCGGCTGATTGCTCTCATTGAGAAACAGACGCGCGAGGCAACGGCCGAGCTCCTGCGCAACCTGATCGATTCGGGCTGCTTCACGCAGCCTGTCGAGACGGTTGCGCAGGACGCCGCACTGTGGGGACGCAAAGAGAAAAAGATCATAGATGAGGCGATACGCGCTTTCAAAGCGTCTAATCCCGCCGATGCCGCTCGAAAGCTTGACCTGAGTCTCACCGAGAAAATGGCGCGGTGGATGATTCACGCGGGAGAAAGCGCAAAGCTCGTCTCGGGATGGTTTGTCCGCGCAATGGCGCAAAACGTGACAGCGAGCCAGCGGCGTGCGCTGATACGCGCGGGCATCACTCCTACTCTGCTCAAAGAAAAATGGACGATCCCTATCGTCAAGAATCGATACATGGCGCCGAGCACAGCAAAAGCGTTGCCGGGGCTTGTGGACGGCATGACGGGGCTCATCACCAAAATGCAGGCGGATGACCTCGCCAGAGTGCGAGAGACGATTACACGCGGCCTCTACGAGGGGCAGAGTCTGGGAGAGATCGAAAGCGTGCTGAAAGCCTCTAGGGGCTTCACGGAGGCCCGTGCCAAGCGAGTTGCGCTTGATCAGTCGATCAAAGTCAGTCAGGGCATCCAACGCGGCAACGCCGAGGCATTGGGCATCAAGCACGCGGTATGGGTTCACGTCCCGGGGCGGTATTCATCACGCGAGACGCATATCGCAATGGACGGCAAACGCTTCGACCTTTCCGAGGGGCTTTACGACCCGGCTGTAGGCCAGAACGTAACGCCCGGGTTGTTGCCGTTTTGCCGATGCATTTTCCGTCTAGATATATCGGACATATTGAAATGAACAACGACCGCTATTTACTTGCCCTAGATGCCGAGAGCGTGAGGAGGTATGACAAGAACGGGAACCTCCATGTCACCGTCTCGCACTTGACCAAAGCGCAGGTGCGACCGTACTACGGGCATGAGGTACCTGACTGGGAGCGTCTGAGGCTCGATCCGCAGAAGATCTATCGCGGATACTGCCCGCCAGAGGAGCTGAGCAAGCCCGAGACAATCGAGAGCACGAACGGTATCCCGATTCAGCTCAACCATCATCCAGACTACGCAGACGCGCCGCAGATCAAAACGCGCGTCGGCTCCACTGGGACAGACGGCGCATTTAGAGCGCCATACCTAGACAACTCGCTGCACTTCACTGTTGAGGATGCAATCAAGCGCATCGTCGATGGGTCGATGCGTGAGTTGTCTCTTTCGTACAGATATACCCCTGACTTCATCCCTGGCAAGACGCCGGACGGCGAAGACTATGACTTCGTTATGCGTGACATTACCGCCAACCATGTTGCGCTGGTGGAGCAGGGCCGCGCGGGGCGCGATGTGTTGGTGCAAGACAGTCACTTAAGAGAGGCTCAACCTATGGACGTGACGGAAAAGAACGCGGCTCCCGTAGCCGCAGCTGACGGCGATCCTGCCGTCGAGAAGAAGGAGGTGGCACTTGCTGACGCAATCGCCGCTGCCGCCAATGGAATCAAAGACCTGCATGAGCAGGACGAGGAGGGGAATGTGGTCGACAAGTCCGCTGAAGAGGCGCAAGCCGCTGACGAGGACAAGGACGCAGCCATCAAGCGAATCATCGCCGAAATGGTTTCCAAGGGCATGAAGCCTGAGGATGCCGAAGGCTTTGCCGATGCGCTCAAGGGGCTCGCCTATGCCGAAGCCGAGGCCGAAGATGAGGACATCAACATCGGTGAAGAGGTCGAAAAGCCTGCCGAAGATGAGGACGAGTGCGCTCAGCTCATCCAGGACGGCCTGAAGGCCTGCGGCTACGACGAGGAGCCAGAAGAGTTCCAGAAGGCGTTTGCCGAGGGTGTGCGCTATGGCGAACGAAAGGAAAAGACCGAGCCTGAAAAGCTCGATCGTGAGCATGAATCCGAAGGCGAAGAACGCGCACTGGGGCAGGACGCCGCGCTTAAGCGTGTCGAACGCCGCATCGCTCGACGCTTTACGGCAATGGATGAGTGCGCTCAGACGCTCGGTCGCGTCCGCTTCAATGCCTACGACTCTGCCGAAAGCGTCTATTTGGCCGCGCTGGAGCAGGAGGGTGTGAGCATCAAGGGCGTTCGTCCCGAAGCCGCCCGCACCGCTTATCTCGCCTTCATGGCCGGCAAGAAGGTCTCTGCCAAGCGCTCGCTCGCTCAGGACGCCCAGCTCAAGACGGGCAAGGCCGACTCCATTCTCTCCACTAAGCTTTCTCAAATCAAGAAGGGGTATTAATCATGGGTTTTCAGGCAGTTGTTAAGACTGATCCTGCCGTCGGCATTGCCGGTCAGGAAGTGAATCCGAAGCAGGCCGTTTACACGGCCTTCAACTACGTCTCCGACGGCACCGTTCAGGCAGGTACTTTCTGCTTTGCTACGGCGCTCAAGGGCAACGTTACGGGTGAAACGAACATCGTCTCCCTCAAGGGCACGTCCGGTGCCAAGCCCGTCGGTTTTGTCGAACGTGACGTCATCGCTACGATTCCGACGCTCACTGCTGACGCATCGCAGGTCTATCCGCAGGGCGCCTGCCCGCCGATCGCCATTCGCGGCCAGTTCTATGCTGTCGCTACGGGCGCGGTTACGGAAGGCCAGTCCGTCCTGTGCGATCCGGCCACGGGTGCCATTACGTATGGTGCCGCCGGCACTACGAACGACACGGGTTGGCGAGTGATTTTCCCCCGCGGCGTCAAGAGCGCCGCCAAGGATGATGTCGTGATTTATCAGAACTTTGGCGTTACGGTTGCGACCGGCGCAATGGCCGCCGCTCTCGCTGACTCTGCAAAGGTTGACGAGGCCTCCGCGGGCTAAGGAGGTTGGGCTTATGGCTTACTCTCCTACGTTGTGGAAACGCGGCGACATCATCACCGCCGAGAAGCTAAACAAGGTCGAGACGGGACTGCAGGCCGCTGCCAGCGTTGACATTCAGTCTGCGCAGGCAACGACGCTCGCCGCCGGGGCTCCTGCAACTGCTGTCATCGAGGGTGGCGTTCTGAAGCTCGGCATCCCTCGCGGTCAGACGGGCGCGCAGGGTGCCGCCGGTGCTCAGGGTGCCAAGGGCGGCCAAGGCGAACGAGGCGCGGCTGGGGCGGCGGGCAAGAATGGCTCTTGCTTCCGTGTCTCTGCAACCGCTCTCGCTGATAGCCAGACGGGCATTGCCGCAACGGCGCTCACGCCTACCAACGCGCAACTTCCCTACGCCGTCGGCGACATCGTGCTGGACGCTACGACGAAAAAGCTTTACGCGGTCACGGCGGCGAGTGGTGGAACGTGCTCTATCGGCACCGCGCTTGCAACGCTTCCCTAAACAAACTATTTGGAGGAGTGGCCTTTGTGATGAGCAAAGGCCATGAAAATTCATATGGATCAAAACTTTCTGAATGCCAAGGCGCGCGGCATCGAGGCTCCGTACGCCGTCGGCTTTATGCCGTTCGATGAAAAGGGCGGTCGCATCGTCCTCAAGAACATCAACCGCGACCAGCTCGCACAGGATGCCGCGCTTTCCACGCAGCCGAACGTCGGCGCGCCTGCGGCTCTCTACACGTACGTCGACCCGCGCATCATTGATGTGCTCTTCGGTGTCACGAATGCCACGAAGTTCTTTGACAAGACGCTCGTTGGCTCCTTTACGCAGGACTACGCGACCTTCAGCGTGGAAGAAGTGGCCGGTCAGGTCTCGCCGTACAACGACTTCGCGAACGGCACGAGCACTGATGTCAACTACAACTTCCCGGTTCGCCAGAACTTCCGTTATCAGACGACGATTAAGTACGGCGATCTCGAAACGGCGAAGCTCGCCGAGGCGAATGTCAACCTCCCTGCTCGCAAGCAGAACGCGGCCGCGCAGATCATTGCCCGAGCAGAAAACAAGTTCCAGCTCTACGGCGTTGCGGGCATGGAAATCTACGGCATGCTCAACGATCCGAACATCCCCGAGTCGATCTCTCCGATTTCCGTCGGCAGCAAGTCCACGTGGGCTGAAAAGATCGCGGCCGACCCGAACAACGCGGCCACGCTCGTTTTCAATGACGTGAACAAGCTGTGGCAGGAACTGACGGCCAATAACGGCGGTCATCTTGACGTGAACGCTCCGATCGTGCTGGGCATCTCCAACAAGATGATCGGCTATCTGACTCAGCCCAACCAGTTCGGCAAGACGGCCAAGGTCATGCTTCAGGAAAACTATCCGAACATCCAGATTGTTCAGCTTCCTGAGCTCTCCACGGCTGCCGGTGAAATGCTCTACATGACGGTCAAGGAAGTGTACGGCGACGAAACGGGCTTCTCCGCCTTCTCTCGTGCCTTCGGTCTTGGTCGCCTGATCGCGCATGAATCCAGCTTCACGCAGAAGGCTACGGCCGGCACGTGGGGTTGCGTGATCCGCCGCCCGTCCATGGTCTGCACGATGACGGGCATTTGATGCCCCTTGGGCCGTCACGTACGGCTTTTATCTCCACGGCGGGGCGGGGTAACTCCCTGCCCTGCCCAAACACTTTTCACGAATAGGTTTTATATGGCTCGCACTACTCGTACTCGTAAGACTTCCGCAATCGGCACCACGGGCATCATTGCTGACACTGCCGAGCAGGAAGCAAAAAAGGTTTCTGACGTCGCAGGCGATGAGATCATTTACATTGCCTGCGGCATGCCCCTCGGGCTCAAGTTTGATGACGTTGACAATGGCAACGGTGGCACTAAAACCGTTGTTTTCCCCGGGGTCAATCACGCGCTAAGGGGGCAGGCTAAAGGCGTGCTCCTCGGCGCAGGGAACGCCGTCCTAGTTGGCGTGGCACGCCGAGACTGGGAAGACATCAAGCGTAAGCACGGCGGCGAGCGCGCCTTCACCGCTATGCCCCCGCTCCTCTGGGAGATGAGGAGCGAGAAGGAATTCAAGGCGCGCCGAGATGAGATCGCCGAAATGCGCACGGGTGTCGAGCCCGTTGACCCTGCATCGGTCGGCGTTGAAAAGGTTAAGGACGTTGAGGCTTAAAGATGGCAGACGTAGCGCTTGATATTGAAGAATTCCGCTCATGGTTCCCCGGCCTGACTGAAAGCGTCATCAATGATGTGCTCTTGGGCGTGCTGTGGGATCAGGTCGGGGCGATTATCGGCACGACTGATGCTGATAGCTTTGCCCCGTTCGATCCTGATGCAGCGCCCCCGGTGCTCGAGCGTAAGGTGCTTCTCTATTACGCGCTGTGTCACATGGCCACGCTCTCGACCCGCGGCGATCAGCCCGGGCGCGTGGCCAGTGCCTCCGAAGGCTCGGTTTCGACCTCGTTTGATCTCATCAAGAGCAACTCGCAGTCCGCGCAGTGGTGGAATCAGACGCCGTGCGGGTCTACGTATTGGATGATGACGGGCAAATACCGTCTCGGAGGACGTCTGTACGTCTCTGATAACTATCATCCGTGGGGGTAGTGATGGGCATCAAGGTTGACGCCGGCAAGGTGACGCAAAGGCTGGAGGGGCTCGCCAAGCAGTACGGAAATCGTGCCGCAAAAGTGGTCGAGGTTGGGGTGACTGACGCAAGCATTGCCGAGTACGCGCAGTACGTCGAATTCGGTTGGGTGCAACGCGTCACGCCTAAGCAATCGCTCTTCTTGAGCGGTGCGATCGGGCGACCTGTGCCGATGGGCGATAGAGGACAGCCAGACTTCGCGAACGCTGCCATTAAGCCCGGTGTGGCCTTAGTCAACCCGCCCCGTCCTTTCCTGCGAGGGACGCTCGTTGCTGAGCAGGAAAAATGGAAGGCTGTGCTGAAGAAGGCGCTCGCAGGCATGAAAGACCCAAGCACTGCACTTGCGGTGCTGGGCACTGTGGCCGCGCAGGACGTGCAGGCAACGATCGCCAGTGGCGGGACGTCAAAGGAAAAGTTTCCAGAGCGTGCTCCGCTTACGATGGAGCTCTATGCCGCGCAGTCCGCAGGGCGTAAGACTGGGGGCAAAAACCACTCGTCGAAAGCCAGCTCCGCCACGACGCAGCCGATGGTTTTGTCTGGGGCGTTGCTTCACTCAATTTCGTTTGAGGTCAAGTGAACATGAGCTTCAGGGTTGAGAATCAGGGAGTTGTATGGGGCTGAATTTACACGCAGTGGTACGCGGATCGATCAATGCAATCCACCCCGATGAGGAGGTTCAGCTGCTTCACTCGACGGGTTCAGTGCCTGATGAGAATGGCTTTGCCGCTCCGCAGTATGAGCGCACCATGGGCGTCATGGCGCAGGTGCAGAGCGAGGGCGATGCGGCGCTGTTTCATGCCGACATGGCGGGGGCTAATTCGATTGTGCGCAAGTTCTACCTATTCGCACCGAAGGACTTTGCAAAACAGACCGCAGGCATCTTTCGCCCGCTCTCCCGCGCAGGGGATTACATCCTGCGCAAGGACGGGACGGTATGGGCTGTAGATGCGGTTCTAGAAAACTTTTCAGGCGTCAACTGGTTGAGTGTGCGCGCAACGCTTCAGCTAAACCCGCCGCAGGGGATTGTATGGCTATGATGCAAAGCCCTCCAACGCGCTCTACGATCGTCTCTGATGAGACGGTCTACAAGGCCGTCAAAGACTTCGAGTTGCTGATGATGCCCGGCCTTGAGGCTACGCACATCATCGCGGGAAATCAGAACAACCTTTCTCTGCCGGACTCGCGCGATTACGTCGTTAATACGATCATCGCGCACCGGGAGATCGGGACGCCCGTCGAGTCCTATGAGTGGGACACGGCGACTCAGAAAATGGACGCTGTGGTCTCTAGGTTGGTCGAGATGAGCGTTCAAGTCGACGTCTATAGCGATCATCCGGAAACGGCCCGTATGCGCGCAGAATCGGTCGCAACAGTGGCCAGAACAGTGTCAGGTTGCGACTTCTTTCAGAAGTACGGCCTATCCAGTCTCTACGCTGATGACGTTCGCAATACGACCGTGGTGGTGGATGAAAATCAGTATGTCCAGCGATGGACGACGACGCTTCACATCACCTACACGCACGTCGTCAAGCTTGACGTGGAAAGCACTGACGCTGTTAATGTCGGCGTGCATAACGTTGATGTGCGCTTCCCGCCGCGCTAATGCGCATTGTCTTAATTAACTTACCCAAGAGCGCCCTGCAGGGGCGCTTTTTCATTGGAGGATATCCATATGTCTTTGCCTGCATCCCGCATCGTTGCGGTCTCTCCGCGCGTGATTAGCGGCGGCGGTAGCGATCTTGAAACGAACGGCCTTGTGCTCACGAAGAGCGCTGTTCTTCCCGCCAGTACGCCCGCGGTAGCCTTTTCGTCGACGGCGGATGTGTCTGCCATGTTTGGAGCCGAGGCCGAAGAGACGGCTTTTGCTCAGCAGTATTTCAGCGGCGTGCAGAATCAGCAGAGTGCGCCGAAGTCTCTTGTGATCGCACGTCGTGTCACCGAGGCTGCCGGCGCTTGGATTCGCGGCGGCGAGCTTTCCGTTACGCTCGAAGCCCTGAAGAAAATCACTGACGGCTCGCTCAAGATCAGCGTCGGCGGTCAGGAAAAGAAGGCCGCTTCGATCAATCTCTCCTCGGCCACCTCGCTCTCCGATGCCGCGACGAAGATTGCAACGGCGATCTCGGGCGTTAAGGGCACGTACGACAGCAATCTCAACGCTTTCACGTTCACGACGGATACGAAGGGCAAGGCAGCGACGATTAGCTACGCCTCTAAGTCCGACAGCGGCACCGACCTCAGCGAAATGCTCGGCCTGACGCAAGCGACTGGTGCTGTGCTCTCTCAGGGCGTTGATGCTATGACTGAGACGGCCAATATGGAGGCGATCTGCGCCGTCACGCGGAACTGGGTCGGCTTTACGACGCTCTGGGAGGCCGAGCTTGAAGAAATTGAAGCCCTTGCCGCATGGGCGGACATCTACGATGATTTCGTTTACTTCCCGTGGTCTAGCGACAAGAATCTTGAAAGCACGTTGACGGCTTCGAATGGCGCGCTTGCAAAGATTGTTGATAAGTACGACGTCGTAGCCCCGATCTACTTCCCGACGTGGGGGCTTTCTGCAATGGCTATGGCCTGCGGTGCTTCTATCGCTTGGAACCGCACGCAGGGCATGAAGACTTGGTTTGCCAAGTACGCCTCCGGCCTTTCCCCGAACGTTCTCGAGGAATCCGTTGCGAACGCGCTTGAGGGCAACCGCATCAACTTCATCGGCCAGTACGCTACGCGAAATGATCAGTTCCAGTTCTTCAACCGAGGGACGCTCTCTAGCGACTTCTATGGCTTCGTTGACGTGCTCTATGGCTCGATCTACCTGCGCTCCGCGATCCAGACGAGTTGCATGTCGGGCTTCAAGAACGTCAACCGAGTGCCGTACAACGCCGCAGGCGAGGCACTGATTCGCGCGTGGTGCCAGGATCCGATCAACCGTTGCATCAACAACGGCGTGATTGACGCCGGTCTCGCGCTCAATGAATCGCAGAAGTCGCAGATCATGCAGGAGACGGGCGACGATGGCGAGGACGTGATTCAGGCGATCACCTCCAAGGGCTATTGGCTAGGCATCACCCTGCCCGATGCCGCAGGTCGTGCGAACCGCGAAGCGCCTTCCGTGACAATCTTCTACGCGTATGCAGGAAGCGTTCAGGCTCTTTCCGCAGAAGTGATTGTAGTTATCTAGTGAACATCATCAGCCCTGACGGTTTGGCCGTTGGGGCTTCTTTTTAGGGGCATAAAATGGCCAGTTCCAACTTTGACGTAACGTCTGCAAATGCTCAGCTCGTTCTGACTGTGGACGAGCTCTACCCGTCGGGCATTCAGCTTCAGCAGTTTAGCGCCGACGGTATTTTCTCCAGTGACTCGATCGAGATGGCGGAAACGCGCCGATCGGTCGACGGATACATGGTGGCAGGCGTGATCAAGAACATTTCGTCTGTGACGCTCACGCTTGAAGCTTCCTCGCCGTCCGCCTCTGCACTTGAGTATGTGCGCGACTGCATGGAGGCGAACAACAAGCCGTACGAATGTACTCTGACGTGCTACATCCCTGCGCTGGGGGTTACGCGCACGTTCGTGAAGGGCGTCCTCAAGAGTGCCCCTCCGATGTCGGCGGCGTCTCGCACGATGCAGCCGACGCAGTGGGGCTTTGACTTTGAGCGCGTGCTTTAAGGAGCGAACATGGACGTCTCTAAGATTGAAGTACAAGACGGCACGACGCTGAAGAGCTTCACGATCGCGCCCATGTCGGCTTACAAGGCCGAGCAGTGGATGTACCGCGCGGCTTTTGCCATGGGGCGTAACGTTGACGACATTCAGCAGGTTTTCAGCGACAAGCCCGCGGATTTGTTGAAGACCATCCTCACGATTCCCTACGACGAGGCACGCCCTCTGCTTGACGATCTCCTTTCGTGCTGCACGCTTGTGCAGGGTAATGCGCTGCGCCGCCTCGAAGGAGAGTCCGCGTGCGCCGTCATCGAGAGCCCGTTGACGCTCACGAAGCTCAGGATTGAATCGCTTCGTCGGAATTTCGGTTTTTTCTTCGATGGCGACGTCTTGAAGTCCCTTATGCCGCAAAGTACCGAAACGCCTGCCTAAAAGTAAAGGGCGTGGCGTCCTTTGCGAATGTTCCCAAGATCTGCGGCGCGATTGTCGCCGCAGGTTTGGCCAGCATGGTCGAGCTCAAAGAAAAGTTGACGCTTGAGGAGGCCTATGAGCTCCTTGAGGTTCTAGAGCTCCGTAACTACCATTCGTGGCTCGCACAACAAAGGTTAGAGAAAGAAAATGGCTAGTGTAGTAGACAGACTCGTAATCGCCCTCGGCCTCGACAGCGAGGAACTGAACAAAGGGCTCGAGAATGCGTCCAAGGCCGTCTCTGACCTCGGCAAGCGGATGGAGGTGAGCGGCGCCAAAATCGACCAGATGGCAGCCAGAGCGTCCAAGTCGACGCTTATGCTCGGCGGAGTCTCTGATGAGGTGGCCGAGCGCGTCATGGCGATCGGTACGGCTGGGCAGAAGGCCTCGCTCATCACCGGGCGAGCCATGGATGAACTGGCCGGACGCATGGGAAAGCTCGGCACGCTTTTCAAGGAGGTAGTTGCGCCATTCGCCTCGGTCTTTGCGGGCCACCAGCTCTTTCAGAATCTTTCTCAGGTGGGCGAGAGTCTCGACATTCTGAGCGAGAGAACGGGCGTTGCCACAGACAAGATCGACGCGTGGGCGAAGGCTAATCGTGACGCCGGCGGCAGCGAGGAGGCATTCAAAAGCGCACTGGAGTCGTGGACGGTAGACAAGCGCCGCTCAGCGGATGAGTTTTTCCGCATTGGCGAGGCCGTCAAGGGCATGACCGATCAGCAGGCATCGCACTTTTTGAATGCGATGGGGCTGAGCCAGGATGCGGCCGCAGTCTTTACTAAGTTCAAGGACAGCGCGAACGATGCGGCCGAGGCTTACAAGGGCGTTGCCTTCACACCGGAACAGGCAAAGGCCGCGCGCGAGATGAACATTCGCTGGCGGCAGTTCACTGATCAGGCGCAGGCGCTCGCCAACATGCTCGGCGTTACCGTGCTCCCGGTGGTGAACAAAGTGCTAAAGGTGATCGGCGACGGCGTTGCCTTCATCCGAGAGCACAGCCGCGCAGTCAAGCTCGTTTTGGCGGGCGTCGGTGCGGTTTTGGCTGCTACTTACGGCCGGTCGATCATTCAGGCGATCACGGCCTCGTCGACGTTCTTCAAGGTGCTCAAGAGCGGTCAGGGCATCATGGCGGCGCTCAACGCGACAATGCTCGCGAACCCCGTGGCCGTCGTGACTGCCGCTGTGGTTGCTCTCGCGTTGGCTTTCGATGATCTCTTCGCCTTCATTCGGGGCGGGAACTCGATTCTCGGCCGCTTCCTGAGCTTTATCGGCGTATCCGATGAAAGGATTCAGACGATCCGCGAGACATGCCAAGACTGGCTGAGCACGCTCATCGAGCTCCCCGCGGATGCAGTCAAGGCTCTCGGCGAGTTGTGGGACGAGATCAAGTCAATCGGCAGTTCCTTCAAAGAAGGTGTGGCGGATTTCTTCGGCGGTGTTGGTGATTTCTTCAGCTCCATGCCGGATCGCGCGGCCGATGCAATTGGTCAAGTGATCGCGGACGTCGGGGCGCTGGGCGAGGCCATAGCTGAGGCCCTCGAGAGCGGCATCAGGACTGCCATTGACTGGGCAAAGAACGCCTTCAAGGCGCTTGTCGATCAATTGAGCGCGTGGATTGCCGATGCTCTCGATATTGGCGGGAAGATCAAGGGCGCTGCATCGGGCGTCGTGGACTCTGCCAAGGGTGTCATCAAGGATGCTTTCGGCGGCATTGCGGACTTTTTCTCGGGTGACGATGGCGACAAGAAGGGGGCGGAAGCTCCAGTGCGGGCAAACGATCCGAAGATCGTTCGTGTCAAGTACGATGCCCCGGTTGCCTACGCCGGCATGCCCTCGCAGGAAAGTTCGTCCGACACGCTCGCTCGCTTGGGTGATGCGCTTTCGGGCTTCTTCAGTGAGACGCCTATGCAGGCAACTGTCGGGAGCTTTGCGGCGGCCAAGTCTGCGAGCGCAGGCCCGGGCGTGACGAACGACATGCAGATTCAGGTGACAAACAACATCCAGACGAACGGCGATCCCGAAGCCGTAGGTCAGGCTGTTGGTGGCGCGATGGACAATGCGTTGAGCCGTCGCAATCGCATGCTCGTAGCGGCGCAGTCAGGCGTAATTTCAAAGTGAGGGAAGGATGGCCGAAGTGTGGGCAATCGTTGATGAGAATGCGCGGCCGTTCTGCGGCTACACGGCGCTTGATGGGTTCGAGGACAACTCGACAGCCAATGTTCCGACGGAGCCGCAGGAGAACGGGGCGCTATACGCTTATGACAAGGTGCCTCAACCGTCCGAGTGTTCTGTCAGTCTGCTTTTCTCTGGTGACTATCAGGCGCAGCAGGAGGCGGTCTCTAGGCTCGAGTCCTATCGTTGCGGGACTCAGCTCTTTCGCATCCTAACGCCCTCTAAGGTGTATAGCCGCATGGCTGTCGTGTCGTACGGCTATACACGCTCGGCAACGAACGGGGCTAATGCGCTTGAGATCCATGTTGATTTCCGAGAGGTGCGCTCGGCCAAGGTCGGCGGGGCGTCGGTCGCGTGGGCGCCCAAGAGCGCCAATGCAGCGAACAAGGTGCAGACGGGACAGGCGCAAGGGGGCCTCGTTGCCGATCTCGTTTCGTGAGGAAGATGATGTTACGCATACCACTGCAGACGCTTCCCAATCAGGAGTTTTCCATCGTCCTTGATGGGCAAAACTGCGTGATCAATCTGAGGCAGATGGGCGGCTTTTTGTATCTCACGCTAACGGCTGATGAGGTCAAAATCTGCGACGCCCACATATGCCGCACGATGTCGCCCATACCCGTGTGGAATACGCCTGATTTCGCAGGCAGGCTTTTCTTTCTTGACAGCGGCGGGAAATCCGCGTCGCCTCAATACGATGCACTGGGCGAACGCTTTACGCTCAACTACGCGACGGAAGAAGAATGGCGAGCACTTACAGCCTAAAAGACATCCGCGTAACGATTACGCTTGACAAGAGCGGCGCGAACAACCAGCACACCTTTCAGGGCTTTGCTACGAACGTAGCTATCTCAAAGACCGGGGGTGTGGATTTCGCGACGGCGCAGGTTGAGATTTACGGCCTGTCGCTCGACACCATGGGGCAATTGACGACACTCGCCTTCAAGCCTCTCGGTCGTAGGTGGAATGCGATAGAGATCGCGGCCGGTGAGCAGGGGCAGGAGTTGCCTGTGATTTTTCGCGGGTGCGTCACGGTTGCATACGCCGATCTCAACGGCTCGAGCCCCGTGCTCAAGATAGAAGCGCAGGTTGGCGCATACCCGCTCCTCGAGCCCGCGTCGACTGTGAGCGTGCAGGGGTCTCAGGACGTCGGGGACTTTATCAAGTCTCAGAGTGCGCAGGCGGGGTTCGAGTATCAAAACGACGGTGTGCAGGCAACGGTTTCTGACATGACGGTCTACGGAGACCCGATCACAAAGATGAAAACGGTTGCGAATGCCGCAGGCGCGGACATCATCTTTGATGACGACAAGACGATCGTTGTGCCGAAGGACGGCGTAAGGCGTGCAGAAGGCGGCGTGCCCGTTGTCTCTGCTGACACAGGGATGATTGGGTATCCGACGTTTACGAATACGGGCATCCAATGCAGGACGTTTTTCCGTCCAGAGCTACGAGTGGCGGCGGCGGTGAGTGTGCAGACGATCGTCCCTCATGCTTCAGGCGTATGGAAGATCACTCAGCTTCAACATTCTTTGAGCGCGCACAACCCTGGGGCGAGTTCTTGGGAAACGTCCTTTGATGGCATGTGGTTAGGAGAATGAAATGTCAGAGTACGCACAGCCGCAGAACGCGTTTACATCGGGCTCACAAATCAACGTCCTGGATTTTCTGATTCGCTCGGTCATCAAGGGCATGGTCAATACCGCGATTCCCGTGCGAGTGGACACGATCACGCGTCACGGTGATGGTGCGGGCGCTGGATACCTGAGCGCGACGCCGCTAGTCAAGATGCGAAGTGCGTCCGGCGAGGCGCTCGAGCCTGTTTCCATTCCTAAGCTCAGGTGGTTTCGGCTTCAGCACGGCACGGCCGCACTGATTTGTGACCCGAAGCCTGGGGACGTTGGTTTGGCTGTCTTCGCACAGCAAGACGTGTCGACGCTTACGGGCGGAAACGAAGCTGTTCAACCGGGTAGCTTCCGATGCTACGACATGAGCGACGGGTTCTACTTGGGCGGTTTCTGGGGGCAGACTCCGACAACTTTCGTCAGGGTCGAAGAGACTGGGGACATAACAATTACGGCACCGAAAACCGTGACGATCAATACGAACGTGGAGACGATCAACGCGAAATCATCGTGCACCGTCAACACGGCTACGGCGACGATCAATGCGAGCTCCAATTGCAAGATCGACACCCCCGAGACCCACATCACGGGCACGCTGAAGGTTGATGGAAAAATCACAGGCTTGGGTGGTCTTGCGGTATCGGGCGGCGGCGGGGCTACGGTCTCAGGTGATGTTGTGGCAGATGGAATCAGCCTAAAGGGTCATGTTCATACCTGCCCAGATGGCACCACGAGCGCGCCGCATTGAACCTAAACAGATCAAAAAAAGCACCCCGCAGGGAGTGGCATCCTTGCGGGGTTTTTGCATTCATTTTTAGCAAGAGTGAATGAACGCATGAATATTTTACGATTTTTAGAAAGGCACGTCCTAATGTTCATGTCAAACAAAGATTTACCGCCTTACGGGAAAGTATTTGCGTGGGCGGTTTGTGCCGCCGCGTGGCTATGCGTGATCGTCGCGGCTGTCGCGGCTTTTCGCGGGCTCTTCCAGTGACCACAGATGGCAACTCCTTAATTTTCCTTAGAGGTTCGCATATGACGCATACGGCCTACACAGCAGAGCTTTCGTCAGAGTGGGACTTACAGCTTGACGGAAACGGGAATGTGGCGATGCTTCGTGAAGCCCCGGCGATCTTGCAAAACGTCTGCAACGAGGGGCGGCTTTTCTACCACGATGCCGTCTTTCGGTGGGATCAAGGGATCAATTGGTTTTCGGACCAAATCGCTCAGCCGATACAGGAAGCCATTACAACGGAAGATTTGCGTTCGGCGGCATTGAGTGTGCCAGGCGTGCTTACGGTTGAGTCGGTTCAGCTAAAGGCGCTTGATACAACAACACGTGTTTTGAGCGCTGAGGTACAGGTAACAACAGAGGGCGGCAGTTATGGCACAGCTAGAATTTAACGCGGATACTGGGGTGGTCGTCCCGACCGTTAAGGAGGTGCGAGACGACGTTGCCTCGGGCTTTCAGGAGGCCTTTAAAGTCAGTGACTCCGACCCGCTCCTAAACGTGGATTCGGCATCGCCCATGGGCCAGGTCGTGGACTTGGTGACGACTGAAGTTGCGGCTAAAAATCGTGAGGTGGCTTTCCTTGCGAACCAGCTCAATCCGAAGACCGCAACGGGTGTTTTCCTCGATGCCCTAGCCGCGCTCTATGGGCTCACACGCAAGATTTCGGAGCCGACGGTCGTCGTCTGTACATGTACTGGTTTGAAAGGCACTGCCATTCCTTACGGCGCGATTGTGCAGGATACGCAGGGCAATCAGCTCCGACACGCCGTGGCTGGCGGGGTGATGATCCCGGATTCCGGCAGCGTCGACACTCAGTTTTCCTGCGTTGAGCACGGTGCCATTGAGATCGGCGCAAAGACCGTGACGCAGATCGTGACGGTGATCGCGGGGTGGGATTCGGTGACGAACGCTGCCGCGGGGAACACCGGGCGAGACGAGGAGCCGGACGGCGAGCTACTCAATCGCATGAAGCAGAGCTATGCGATCAATGCGAACGGGACGGTTGAGAACATGCAGTCCAATTTGTCCGCACTTGAAGGCGTTCTCGACTGTGTGGTCTTGGAAAACTATACGAACGAAACCCAAACTCAGTACGGGATATCGATCAAGGGCCACAGCGTGGCGGTCTGCATTGTCGGCGGGGATGATGACGATATTGCCCGCACGATCTTTGAGCGCAAGAGCGCGGGGTGCGGGACGGTGGGCGACACTCAGGTTACGTTCATTGACACCGAGCATTTCAACGCGTCTTATGTCTATAACATCGTCCGACCGACGGCGGTGGACTTTACCGTCAAGGTGACGTTCTTCAGCGACGACATGGACGCTGTGACGCAAGCCAATGTCAAAGCAGCGATCATCTCTGACTTCCTTGGGGAGCTCAAAAACGCCCGAGTGAAGCTCGCTACGACGGTTTACGCAAGCCGATTCTATAAGTGCATTCAGGACGTGACGGACGCCCCAATCAAAGAAATCGTCATCGGCATCTCTGGGGGCTCACAGTCCTCTAGCGTTGACGTGCCTGCGAACAAAAGCCCGACGTTGTCGGAAAAGTCAATCACGCTTGCTTTCGGGGGCTGATGATGGCAGAAACACAGACGTGGGAGGACATCCTGAGCGTTGACTGCGTTCAGAACATGGCCGACTTTGCCGACATGTCGACGGACGCGATTCAGTCCCAGTACTCGCACGCGACGCGCATCCGGCAGAGTGCATCGATGCTCAGGGACAAGATCGATGCTACAGAGTTACTCGAAAGCCTCCAGCAAACGATTGCTGACATGCGAACGGCTAAGGGGGTGTACCTTGACTGGTGGGGCACGCGCGTAGGCGTCAGCCGCTTACTGAAAGTCGGCTCGGATTTCACGCGGTTTGATGACGACTACTACCGATTCCTGTTGTTTTATCGTGCGAGGTGCAATCTTTCGAACGCAACTGCCGCAACGATGAACAACATGCTCAGTCAGTTGACGGATACCAAGGTGTTTGTGGTTGATTACCAAAATATGACTATCAATTCGATTGTCATCATTGGGAGCATTAGTGAATTGCAGGCTCAAATCCTTGAGGTGTATGGGCTTTTGAACCGTCCATCGGGCGTGCTGACGAATTTTTTGATCATTTACCCAGACGAGCAGATTTTTGGGTTTGAGGGAAGCGGCTTGCTTCCCTTTGACCAAGGCGTGTTCAATCCTGGGCGAACGATTGGCACATGAGCCAATTCCAAAAGAAACGAAACCCCACAGGGCTGCAACCTTGTGGGGTTTTTTAGTCCCTCAAGAACAAAAGGAGAAGGGAACTATGCGAAAGATTATAACCGCGATCACTACGGCGGTGGTCATCAACAAGATGGTGAATTGTATGACGAAGAATGAACCAGGCGTCGAATTAAATATTGGGTTTCGGATTTTCCGTATTGTCGTGTGGATAACCGCTACAACAGGATGTTTGGCATTGATGGCGTGGTTGGTCGCGTTTGCGTGGGCTGAGATTAGAAGTCTTATTTAGGATGGAAAAGATGAGCAAATATCCTCAAACTTTACTTTCGTGCCCCATTGCCCAAGACGGTGACAGGAGCGCAGTTCCGGTGACGGCGCTTGAGGCAGGAACAGGTAGGCTATCGCAGGAAGAGGGGTGGGGCAAATGGAACTCCTTGCCGATCGGTGAGGGCGGCATTCCCCCGAAGCGAGACGACTTCAATTCGGTTCTCTACTTGCTTTCGTCGTTCCTCGTTTGGTACCAGCAGGGCGGCCTGATGAACTATAGCGCCACCTTGGATTATGAGCCCGGGAACGAAGTGTTGGTCGGGACGGTCAAGTACCGCTGCATCAAAGCCAATGGCCCGTCTTCGACGGTCAAGTCTCCGACTGACCAGGCAAACTCTGCCTATTGGTCGAATCAGGATGTCGGCGAGGTTCGCTATGACAAGGCGCAGTCTCTCACAACCTCTGATCAGGCGCGAGCGCGCAAAAACATCGACGTTCAGAGCACCTCAGAAGTCGCCAAGCAACTCGCAGACGCCATCAAAGGCTTCGTTGCTTTTGACAAGGCGCAGAGCCTGAGCAATGAACAGAAGGCTCAGGCGCGCACCAATATCGGCGTGACGAGCTCAGGCGACATGAATGACGCGATTGAGGAGGCCGTTGCGGATGTCGTCAAGCACACGCCTCAAAGTCTCAACGCGAATCAGCAGGCGCAGGCCCGAAAGAACATCGGGGCGGCCCCAGTTGCTTCGCCGACCTTTACGGGAACCCCTACGGTGCCAACTGCCGCCTCCGGTGATAGCTCTCAGCAGGTCGCTAACACGGAGTGGGTA